TAGTTTCACTGGTAGCAGCGTTAGTTTCTGATGTAGCAGCGTTAGTGGCTGATGTAGATGCTTCTCCAGCTTTAGTTGTCGCTATGCCAGCCTGCGTTGAGGCTGTAGATGCACTTGCAGCGGCATTAGTTTCCGATGTTTCTGCATTGGTTTCCGCTGTTTCAGCAGCAGCTTGTGCTGTTTCCGCATTGGTTTCAGCTGTTTCAGCAGCAGCCTGTGCTGTTTCAGCATTGGTCTCTGCTGTTTGTGCGGCTGTAGCACTGTTAGCTGAGTTAGTAGCACTGGTGGCTGCATTGGTTTCACTTGTAGAAGCAGCGGAAGCACTACTTGCAGAATTAGTTTCTGAAGTAGCAGCGCTAGTAGCACTATTAGCCGCATTAGAAGCACTCGTTGAAGCTGCACCTGCAGAGTTACTTGCATTAGTGGCACTTGTAGCCGCTGCTGTAGCGCTGTTAGAGGCTGCAACACTAGGTGCTTCCCATGAACTACCATTATAAAACTTAATAGCATTACTACTACTATTGTAGTACATGGCACCTTCTACTAAGGCGTTTCCATCATTATCAACACTTGGATCAGAACTTTTAGTTCCTAAAAATTTATCATCAAAGTTATCAAATACTAATTCAGTCGCAGCTTGCGCTGTTTGAGCTGCAGTAGCACTGTTATTAGCTGAAGTAGCAGAGTTACTAGCATTGGCTTCCGATGTAGCTGCATTAGTCTCTGAAGTAGCCGCATTAGTAGCTGAAGTTGCAGCATTAGTTTCGCTAGTAGATGCTGCAGAAGCAGAACTAGCCGCCGCTGTTGCAGAGTTAGCTGAGTTAGTAGCGGAAGTAGCCGCCGCAGTAGCACTATTACCTGCGTTTGTTTCGGCTGTCTCCGCATTAGTTTCTGCAGTCTCTGCAGCTGTTTGAGCAGCTTGAGCCGCTGTTTTAGCTGTATCAGAAGCAGTAGCAGAATTTGCAGAGTTAGTTTCTGAAGTAGCTGCTGCTGTCGCAGAGTTTGCTGCATTAGTTTCTGAAGTAGCTGCATTAGTGGCAGATGTTGCAGCTGCCGTAGCAGAATTGCCAGCATTTGTTTCGCTAGTAGCAGCATTAGTTTCGCTTGTCGATGCTGCACTTTCAGAGTTACTTGCATTAGTTGCTGAAGTATCCGCTGCTGTGGCTGATGTAGCAGCATTAGTTTCACTGGTAGCAGCGTTAGTTGCTGATGTAGCAGCGTTAGTTTCACTTGCAGCAGCGTTAGTTGCTGATGTAGCAGCGTTAGTTTCACTGTCTGCAGCATTTGTTTCCGAAGTGCCTGCATTATTTTCACTAACAAGAGCAGCAGCTGCACTTACAGAAGCTTCCCCTGCTTTGGTTGTTGAGATTCCTGCTTGAGTAGCTGCAGTTACTGCGCTTGTTGCCGCATTAGTTTCAGAGGAGCTTGCATTATTTTCACTAACAAGAGCAGCAGCTGCAGAGTTAGCTGCATTTGTTTCTGATACTTCAGCGTCATCTTCAGAAGACTGAGCATCTGCTGCCGAAGAAGCAGCGGCAGAAGCACTTGCAGCCGCATTTGTTTCTGATGTAGAAGCGTTAGTTTCTGATGTAGCGGCATTAGTTGCGCTTGTACTTGCATTTGTCTCAGCTGTTTCAGCATTTGTTTCAGCTGTTTCAGCATTTGTTTCAGCTGTTTCAGCATTTGTTTCTGCTAACTCTGCCGCTATTTTAGAAGCAAGAGCGGCTTCCGCAGAGTTAGCAGCAGCTAAAGCATTTGCAGAAGATTCACTTGTAGAAGTTATTGAGCCTTCATTTGAGTCAAAAGCTCCTCCACCATCAACTGGTTCAATTATAGTTTCTGAGTCTCTAAATCCCATAGTATCCTCCTAGAGTAAACCACTATACGCGAATGACATTGAGAGATTACCACCCTTGTTCCTTCGTGTTATTTCTTCTTTATTCAATCCTGATATTTCTTGATCAAAAAGAACCATATATTTTTGGATCTCTTCAGTATCATTTAAATAAATAGATACTTCTAACAATGCTCCAAATAGAATAACTCTTTCATTCTCATCTCTTAACCAATTAGTAGCTAGGTCACCTACCCAATAATTTGCGTCTTGTGCAAGTCTCGCGTCAAATGCTGATTCTGTTTTATCTGCAGCGGCTGAATAAGTTGTAGCTACCCCACCAATATCTAAAGTACCCAACCCAGATTTCCAGTTATTATAAGTACCTGAGTAGGTTGCATTGAGTGCAGGTAGTCTGCGATAATAATGCAACTCTATAGAATCTCCACGACTAAAATTACCATGTAGTTTTATAACATTTCCAACTCTAGTGTAGAAATGATAATCCCTAGAGCTACTAAGGCCATCATTGAATGTTCTTACATCTACCCTTTCATTGTAAACAATCCCTGGGTTTTTAGTAGCAGTGTCTGCATTTCTAATATATATAATTTCAATCATATCAGTAGGGGAAGTTATGGACAATACTTGACCACCACCCCAAAAAGAACTTGGAGATATGTCTGGAGTAACGCCAGAAACCCCTGCTGCAGTCAGTTCATCTTGAGTACCATTAACATCATAAATTTTAGTTATCTCTAGAGGCGGCACACGTAGTGTTCTATAAGCCTTATCTGCTGCGTAATCTAAACAACGTGTCACCACTGAGTCAGGCAAAACAGAAACATCTCTGTTTGCCCAGGATCTAATCAACCCTGAGTTATCACCAGTGAAGTCACCAGATCCTACAAATTCTACGTATGTTGCCATCTTAAATCTCCTTAATAAGACATGAGGTGGGGGTAGTTTTGCTTGAATATAATCATGAATTTAGCCATCATGTCTTTATCCTTCATCGTTGCCGAATCATGCAAATCAATACCCCACTTATTTTTTATTTCAATGGCTACGATATCAGGGACTGTAGCGAACTTTTTAAACCCTAAGTCTTTTTTATTAAACCCACTGTCCGAAAGATCACGATCCTTTTTAGCCTGCTCTAGGAAAGGTTTCTCATCCTGGTATACTTGCCAGTTGCTAGACCCATCCTCATCGCATTGGATAGTACCTTTAATAGTACTGTTCTCTGTGCTAGGTATTACATCCCAACGTGCCATGTCCTCTTCCTCTTATTAAGTTGCTATTTCTACAAATCGACCAGACTTACCAATGTAACCCAGGGTTGGGGTAACGATAGTCACGTTGCCTGTAGAGTGTATGAAAAATGCTTTATCTACTTGATACCCACCGGCTGAGGATGCGGATGTTGTCCAAGCGCATCGATCTGCTGGGAGATGCAGTACATCTCCAACTAAGTTATTACCAAGTGTATTTGCTGGGATTGTCCCTTTGATTACCATCATGTTCTATACCTCCTAATAGAATAAAAATAGGGAAGGAGAAATAATCTCCCTCCCCTTATTATAGTTACTCTAGACCGTAAACCGCGCCACAGCCTTTTGGATTTTTAACTTCCAAAGACCATTCCTCGATAAACATGCCAACAGTTGAGTCACCTTTCTGACCAACTTCAACTTCCTGCATTGGGCGCAATGTCGCCATTGCAAACCACTGTGGATCATAGATCAATGCGGCAGAGTCTGCAGCGTCGAACTGTGTTGTGGTTGCGTCAGTAGTTGTGTGGGCAAGGCCCATGATGTAGTTTGGAACTACCATCAAGTCACCAAAGTCTGACATGTAAACGTCTACCGACTGGCGGAGCTTACCATCTTCGTCGATGTTACGACGAACGCCTGTGTCATTAACCATAAGGTCAGAGAAATCACGGCGAAGTTTTGGAGAAACCATGATACGAGTAGCTGAACCACCACTCTCATAGATCTTCTGCATAACTGCATCAATGTCTGTAAGAGCCAAAGCAGCTTTAGCACCACCAGCGGCAACTGTGATAACTTCAGTACCAGCATTAGCTGTTGAGGGTGCAGTAAAGTCACCTTTAAATACACAAGTATCACCACTGTTTACAAACGACTGATAACCACCAGTCTGACGAGCGCCAGAAGTAGTCTGCTTGTTGTATGTGTTTACAATGTCAAACTCCATATCACGGCGCATTTCTGTGCCACGCTTTTTCAGCTGATATGCATACTCATCAGCAACACCAGCCTGATCGATTGCACGGCGGCTACCTGATACAGAAATTGTTTTGCTGTTGATTTGTGTGTAGTTACCCAAACGGGTACGCATTGCACCAACAGTTGTAGAAGCTGCACCATCACCGGAAGCAGGTGTAGAACCAGCTGCCAAGAAGTCTGCGCCTTCAGCTACACGAGAGTTACCTGGAGCTGTGAGCTCGTCGGTTTGCCATTCGTGATAGATGTTGGTTGCTTTAGATTTACCGATTGAAGACAAGAAAGGAGTCTCATCACGTGTGATCATCGAAATGAAATTCGCTAGATCCTCACGGTTTGAAACGTCTTTACCAGTGCCTGTTGCTCCACGAGCTGTGGCGATATTACGCCCACCTGTAGTTGCCATTTTATTAATCCTCCTAGGATATTATTTAGTTAGAGAGTTGGAGGCGTATTGGCGAAGGAATTCCATTTGGTCATCTTTAGATGCACCTTCTTTAAATGCACGGGCCTTCACCATTTTTTCTTTATCAGCTGCTTTTTTATTAGCAGCCGCTGGTTTCTTAGTCGGAACCTTCTTAGTTGGAATATCTTTACGCTTTGCAGCGCCTTTCGTAATTCCATTCTTTAATCTGCGATAGTCATCAATGAATTTTACAACATTGGGGTCCATAACCGAATTTAAAAGTTCGTCTGCAATACCATTCTCAAGAGCAAAGTCTCGAATTTCAACTGCAACCTTTTCATTAAAGTCAGGGATCATCTGTGGGATTACCTCTTGGAAGTGTTGCATTTGGGATGCAAACTTCTCTTCCTGAAGTTTTGTTCTCTGTTGTTCAACATTCTTTAAAAGATTCTCACGAGTACTACGTGCAGCCCAGTATTTCTGCTGTGCTTGTTCACGTTGATCCTTGAGATCACTTAGTTCATAAGTGTCCCCACTATCCCTAGCTTCTTTAATCTTGGCTTCAACATCATGGTATTCCTTAGCCAGTTTTTGTTCGTCCATTGTTAGCATTGCATTAGTAGCATCTGACATCTTTGTGATTTCAGATAGCTTAGCAACACGTTCTTCATCAATGGCTTTACGCGCCTCTCCGAGTTCACGACCCTTTTTAGAGAGTGAAGCATCTGTCTGATAGCCTTTAAGCAGATCAGCAAATGAGACTTCCATTTCCTCCCCGTCAATTTTGACAGAGACTTTTGCATCTAAGTCTAGATCATCAACAGTAAACACAGTAGCTTCTTGGGTAGGGGCTTCCGCGCCATCCTCATCTTCTGTCTCTTCTGTATCTTCCTCAGACTCTTCATCGCTAACGGCGGCATCTGCTACATCTGGGTCTTCCTCAGCAGTTGCTTCCGGATCCTCGTACTCGATCTCCTCTTCTGGTAGCGGCACATCATCATCCCGAAGAAATTCGGTATTAGATAGTACGGCATCTAGGAGTTCTTGTTCGCTTGGACCAGCAGAACTGGGAACATCATCCATTGCGGGTAGAGATTCATTTTGTTCTGACATGTTATATTATCCTTCTTTTTTAGCCGCAGGCTTGGTTGCCTTTGGTACGGATGTTTCTTGCTTAGAGGTGTATCGATCTAATAGACCGTACATAGCTCCAAGTTGATTGCAATTCAGTTTAGCTTTACCTGGAGATCGCATAGAGTCGTACTCTAACAGGTTAATCATATTTTTAATATTAGCTATCAACTGCTCGTAATCGATATTATTCATTGTGCGTTGTCCTCAATGTATGGTACGTTTTTTCCGTATGTTTCAAAGTTAATCAACTTCTGTTTAACATCTCCCAGCGCAAGGGCTGAGTTATATATGAACTCACGTGTTTTAACTTCGTGTGGATCTGTGCCCAACCAGGCAGTAAAGTATTGCACCAGCAACTCCCCATAGGCTTCATTGAAGAAACCTTCCCGTTGTTGAGAAGAAAATTGCGCACGTACAAGTGCTTCCTTCGCTATCAGATCCGGATGTGTATTTCCTTTCAGCATCTTCTCTGCTGCAACTTTATACTTTTCCATCTTGTTTCCTTATTGGTTATAATTATTTAGACCTATACTTAGAGGTCTTAGCGGCTATCTTTTTAGGTTGAGCAACGTATTGCTTACCCTGTTTAGCACCCTTACGTTTAGCTGCACTTGTAGCAGAGTATTCCTTTGAGGTCAGGGAGTCCCTAGCCTTTTTTGGGAGGTAACGTTCTCCTGTAGCCCCTTTACCTTGAGTGGAGTTCTTGCCACTCTTAGTGCCCCACTTCTCACCAGTCCACTTGTCTAAGCTTGTTTGGGATTTTTTCTTAGGCACGATAACCACCTCCAGCTTTCTTGTACTCCCTAGCTAACAGTTGTGCCTTACGTGCAGACCATTGACCTGCACTACCACCCTTAGATCCAGACTTGATTTTGTTAAATAGGTTTTTACGCATTGTTGGTTTAGTGTAGTTACCTGCTTCATTAACAGTTGATTTTTTCTTTGGCATTAAGCAGGTTCTCCATTATACTTTAACCCANCGCAGNTAGGGTTTATGTTTGCATGGCTGTACTTATTCTTAATCTTNATTGATTCATTTAAAACGGCTACCTGACACTCNTCTTCCGTAATGAATATGTATGGGCTAGTGATAACGTTACAATGTTCAGCTAGAGAACTCATACAGATTAGTATTACACCTAAATACCCAACCACTACCATTTTTCTTTATCTGCCCAATATGCAGCAGACATCTTACCCTTTGAGATATTCTTCCCATGACGGGCTTTAAAGCTTGCACGTTTGGCTTTCATCTTATCAGACTCACCAGACTTAGGGGCACCAGCTGTTGATGCACCTTGTTCTCCAAAACGGATTGTCTTTATCTTATCACCTTCTTTTGCAACCACCACGTGTGATTTAGTAGGGTGTGATGGGGTACGCTTAGGTTTGTTGTAACCTGACACCCCAGCATTAGCTAATCTTGAATCTTTTTTCTTTGGCATTCTAATCCCCTATTTACCATTTCCCCTGCTGTTTACCAATCAGATAAAGAACAACTCCCAATCCAAAAATTCCAGCCAGTACTATTACCCCACCAAAGANCCAAGTGNTTAGGGCTTGTTTTAGTTCTGCACGTCGATAGGCAGTCTTCTTGCGTTGAGCGCGTACTTTGCGAAGCGTGTCTTTATATTCTTCAAGACCATCCATCCCATAAGTAAACTGCACCAGCGTCTCAACTTCCTTCCTCATAGCCTGCATCTTCTTGTGTGCTGAGAACGCATCAATNGCTTGCTGTTCAGCTGAACCAGTTAGAGTNGCAAAGATTCCAGGATTCTTGGCCTTATCTGCCGCGTAGTTCACATCTGACACAGCCCCTGCAAACTTAGAAAGAGCGGAGGAAGCATCACGACCTGCAAGCATCAAAGATTTCATATTGCTTACGGCGCTTGCCGCAATTGATATGGCTGTAATCGGATCAATCATTTGAATCTAACCTCTATAGGACACACATAATTATAACTTACCCTGTAAACCCTGTCGTACCATGTACCGTTTTTTTGCAACCCACAGTCGTAGTAGCAGTATTGAAAGAGTTGATTACCACCTGTAGTCCACGCATGGTTAAAAGAAATAAACGCTAATACACATAACAAACTTATTTCCCTGGTGGACCTATCATTGAATTATGATCACGATTTATATACTTAAGATCATTTTCAATAATAGCTACACGCTGTTTAATTTTGTTAATTTCATTAATAGTCATTGTCATACCTGCAAGATCACCCCAGAGATCTTCAAGTTCACCCCATACGTTCTCTAACTCTAAAGAGTTATCTAAAACATCACGTTTTAAATTTACGTTATCCTCAATAGCCATACGTGATCCAAGTTGACTAACTGTTTCTTCCAAGTTAGAGATAGTAGCTGCTTGTTGAGAAACCCACCATACACCACCTGCCAGTTGTACAAACATAGCTAACACTAAAGCTATAGGTAATTTTATATTGTCCATATATTAACCCCCGTCACTACGGTTAGCTTCCATCATATCACGAATAGATTTAATGTTTTCATCCATACGACCTAATGTTACTGCCTGAGACTGCATTATAGTTGTTAAGTTGTTTATTCTTACTTCATGTCTACTAAGATCTCTGGAATTAAGTTCTATTGAACTAGCCAAGCTAGACACATACCACACTAAGGCTCCTGTTTGAAACAGTATGCCTATTAAGAAAGATATAGATATACTTTTATTTTCCATTACTTTGCAAACCCCGCCCCAAAGTATAGGCCAACAATAGCTGACACTATATGTGTATCTAACGGAGTAATCACAAACCCAGTAGCTGACTGCCACTTAACTGTTCCATCACCACCAAATATCCAATTAATTATACCACCATGTACTTCGGTATAACCTACTATAACACTTACTTCTGGGTAAAAGACTGCTACCGCTTTTGGTAACACGATGATAGAGAATACAGCAGAGAGGGCTATGATCCTTCTTGTCCACGCGAAGTGAACATCTTTCTTACCATGATCCCTAGCCTGCTGCATACCACTTATCATCATCTTCTGCTGTTCATTCTTATTCTTTGTGTTCTGCCCCCAGATAGACATAACTGCACCAAGTATGGTGGAGAAAAGCATCGTGATTAGTTCTAAAGGTAATCCAAACATTCCCCCACCTCCTTGGTATTTATGCTTCTCCTGCAATCATAGCCCTTGCAAGAGTTGTTATCTGATTAAAGTCAGGACGCATTGGAGGTTCAATACCTTCTTTACGAGCCTTGATATCAATTTCTGCCCACTCTTGGAAATGCTTATCAATAGAGATAGCCAACTGTTTAGTGTTGTCATCCACAGTGTTCTTAGATTGTGCGTTGGTAAATGTAACATTGGCCTCAGCGAGTGATGCATCAGCTTCCATCTTACGTTGTGCAATAGCACCATCCTTCTGTGCTTTTTCAGTTTGTTGTTTAACAGTTTCCATAGCTTTCTGTTTAAACTCATCCGTTGTATAGTCTTCCAAGTAATCATTACTATCAATACCCATAGACTCTATAAGTTTTGTAGCTAAGATAGCAGGAGCTTCTGGACGAATAACAACACCCTGACCCTGGCTGTTCAGTGCTGGCAGTATTTGACTACCAACCATCTCAAACTTTTTAATCATGTTTGAATTTGAGTTCTCACCGATATCCAGGAACACCTCCACATCCATACGGGATGGAAGGGACATAATATCTATTTCAGCAAACACACCTTGGTAACTAAACTTGGAGTGAGTCTTCAAGCATTTCCGCATTGTCTTATACACACCTGTACATAGCCGCTTCATACCTGTCTCTGCAAACCTACGGGCAATGTGTTGGATACGTTTCTGAGATGCAGATTGAACTGCAGCCACCTTTGATTCACTATTACCAGACACGTACAAGGAATCATTAAGACCTTGAGCAGCCTTTGACATACCAGTTGCTTGTTCTTTAATTGTCTGTAAGTGTGAGAGTAGTGGTACAGTGCCTGAGCTAATTGCCTCTGGTGGTAGTGATGACACAGCACCATTAGGATTACCATTGGTTGGAATGATTTGTTTTGGTCTCATGTTTTGGAGAGCAGAGAAATCAACAACGTTTGGATCAGCAAGCTTTGGTGAATAGTTTGTAAGATATGTATTCTCAACAAACCCACGAAGGATTGCAGTAGATGCTAGTGTAGACGAACGTGTAAAGTCAGCAATAGATAAACCATAAAACTCATATGGGATATCTATAGGTGATAGACAAGCGATTGGAATCATATCTATGTCTTTTTCGTACAAGACTGTATCACCTGCAATAATAAAGTGCTTAAGTTCAGCAACCCCATCACCATCACGGTCAACGTTAATCCAACACTCTGTTATGGTAACTTCCCGATTGGCTTCTAATGCTGTAATGTCATCAGCCATACGACCTTGTAGGTAACTCTGACCTGTCACTAGCTTACGAGCTGCAATATCCTCTGCATAGCTACCATTGCCATCCCAAGTCGTATCATCTCCAAGCTCATCCCATTCATCTTCACCAATGTTGTCTGCAACATCAGGCCACATCTTACGGATCTCTGAGCGAGTTAAGATTGTCTGGATACCTACGAAACTAGCATCATCAATAGACTTAGCATCACGAGAGATCCTAAAAGATTCTGGTGGGATGTTTTCTATCTTAACACGAGAGTTATCATTCTTACGACGAATACGCACATCAACATAAACCAACTCAGCATCTTGCTGTCCGGTCTCCATGTTCAACTCACCTAATTCATTTTCATAATTTAGGTTACCAATGATCTCAACTCCTTCTTCAGCAAGGAGGATATCCAACTGGCCTTGAGAGATTTTCTCGTATTCTTCAAACTCGTAGTCGTAACCCTCTACATAGTCCCACCGAATGATACCATTCTTCCACAATAGGGCACTTTTTATCCAGGTTTGGATAAGTTCCCACCCATTATTTTGCTTAAAGATAGCATAATTAGTAATCATAGAGGCATCCCTAGCACTCTTAAAAGAGCCTGGGGAGTTGTCATATGGTACGAATCTAGCCAATTTACCATTGTTTAAGAACAAATCAGACAAGATTGAAGTGTATGCTTCTACTGTTTCTGTAGTAGATGTGTCAACAATACTAGATACACCTTGTGGTGCTAAGTGATCTGCAGCAATACCTGCAAATTCATACGTAGATCGTTGACGTTCCCGTGTCATATCAGAGGAGTTTAACCATTCCCCTGTAGAGTTCTGAATACCAGTCTCAATCAAATTGATTAGACTATCATCAGACACTTTTTCTTTATACTTATTACCAGCCATTAGAATGAACCTCTTCCTGTAAGAATCTTCTTAGTCTTAGCTAACTCAGCGTAGTCATAATCCTTACTACCAGCCTTGATAACAACCTTTTCTTTTTTAGGTTTAGGCTCTTTCTTTGGTTCAACTTGTGTTTCATTAAATCGCATAGCTCCCTCCGTGGGTCTAACTAACAAACTTGGGACTATGCCCTATGGTTTTATGTAGTCAGTTTTATATCATGACTAGGATGACGCCTGCCCAGTGTTCAGCTATAGTTGGTTGATACCCAAACTATACGGTAGCGAATTCCATCTGCAAAACAACGTAACGAGTGAGGTTGTGTAACCTCGTGGCGTAGCACTTTGCGTTAGTGCCAGACGAACTGTATATTACTTTTCTGTTTCTTTATCTAAAAGACCATCTACAACAACTGCAGAGCTTGCAACAGAACCTACTCCAGCTGCAACAACATTAGCATTAGTGTACGTAGTCCCTAGGATTGAAGCACTACCAGTAACCCCAGCTGAGACAGCTAAGGGAGCGGCAATAGTTCCGACTGTTAGACCAACAATGATGGGGTCTACAACAGGTTTGGTTTGGGGTTCTACACTAGCAGTGACCATGAGGGCTAAAAGTAACCCGATAATAATATTCATTTTAAATACTCCTCAAAAATTAGTTGGTGGTTTACCTGCCGCGACCACCAGCGCGTTATGAGGACAATGCAGGAATCTCTATTCTCTATAAGGAACTTAGAGAATCTTACGCATAACCATAGTATATTTCAAGACATCTCTCAGAACTGTTAACATTTACCATGTCGTGTGGTATCTTACCTTCTATCCAGTACTCTAATACTTTATTGTTAAACTCTTCTTCTAAATCCACTGGGTATTGTCCTCTTCCCAGTCCGAGATCCTTTCTTTCCATGACACATTCCTCGTGTTCAACTTATCCCAATGTGTACGCAGAACTTCAGCGCATATCGCAAGAGAGATAACAGTATCATCATAGCAACCAGGGGCTGCTTCTGTCTTACCACTAGCTGTAGAAATGTAGTCCTTCAGCTCCCTAATTATAATAGGTGAAGGTATCATGATATCCTCATTGTCTATTAGGTTCTTTAAGTTCCCAATGATTACAGGTTTAGATGCAGATGTTGTTCTGAAACCTAGACGTAAACCTTCCTCATTAGACACATTAGCCATCTTTGTTTGTTT